CAACTAGGATTACTGCTTCTGATACGGCAACTGCATTAGATTTGAATCCTTATGAACCTGTGGAACATTTTATCGTAAAAAAAGTAGATCGGGATAGAATACCTTTTATTGATGGGATATTTGTTTTTCATGGAAGGAAATATGAACCAATTGCAACTTTGATGTATGAACATATTTATAATAATAAAGTAACAGAATTTGGTTGTTTGCCCAGTGAATCTTTTAAAATCTTAGGAGCTTCTCCTGATGGTATTTGTTCTAAATCAACTCTCGATGGAAAATTTAGTGAAAGATTGGGAGTTATGTTGGAAATTAAATGTCCATTTGTGAGGGGTATATATACTAAAGGTTTGATTGCTGGGAAAATTTGTCCATTTTATTATTGGTGTCAAGTACAACAACAGTTGGAGTGTTGTAATTTTGAGACTTGTGATTTTTGGCAGGTTAACATAAAGGAATATGAAACAAGGGAAAAATATTTAATGGATACTAAGTTAGATACAAAATTGACGGAAGGTAATGAAGGAAAAAGAATTCCTGTTGATCCTAAAATTTGTAAGGGTTGTTTAATACAATTATTACCAAAGGTATATGAGCCGAGGTTTGACGAAGATAAGCCAGAATATACAGGGTATCATTTGTATCCACCAAGATTAGATTTGACTGTTGATGAATATGATAATTGGGCAATTGAAACAGTTTCAAACTGGCAAATAAAATATCCAGATTTAACAGAAAAATATTATTTCGATAAGATAATTTATTGGTATGTACCAAATGCGCATAATGTTGAAATTAAGAGAAATCGTAAATGGTTTAATCATATATTTCCTATTTTGGAAAATACATGGAAAAAAGTGGTTTATTACAGAAAACATCCACAAGAGATAGATTTTCTATTTGATGAAGGAGTAAAAAGAAAGAAATTTTACAGACTTAAAACAACATTTGAGATAAATAATAATTTAGTTGATAAAAAAATATTATTTTTGGATGATGTACCTTTGGAAAATCCTGAAGATAATAATGGTTCAACTAATAATGATTGTGATTTTTTAGATGATGAACCAGTAGTAAAATTAACAAAAAAAGTTAAACAAATAAATTTAGATGATAATTGTGATTTTTTGGATGATATTCCAGTTAAGATTAAAAAATCAAAAATAAAAAAGTCCAAAACAAAGACTAAGAAGAAGAAAAAGGTAATAGAAGATTGTGATTTTATAGATTAATTTCTTTTTTTTTATTTTTATTATGATAATGACAATTTTTTCTATTACATTTTTCTCCCTTTCTTTGACCTGATTTTAAAATAGATTTACATAATGTATCATCTTCTAAATTTAATTTTTTATGTCTTTTACAATTAATTTTAGAACAATGTTTTCCTTTATTTTTACCTTTAGATAGTATAATTTTACATTGATATTTTTCATGATTATTTCTACAATTTGAATGAAAATAATATTGTTTGCAAATTTTACATTTTTTACCAAAATTATGAGAAAGACAATAAGGACATTTAATGTATCCATTTTTAATTTTAATACAATCAGTATGATAAAAATGACCACATTTTAATTGATAAAGTTTTTCATTTTCATTAATAGGAAAATGACAAATAAAACATTTTTCACCTTCTTTCTTATTAATAAACTTGATCTCTTTTAAAAGTGAATTAAAGTTCATATAATAAAAAACTCAATTTATGTTTAAATAAAAAAAATGAATTTATAATCATTTAATAATTAATTAATACTTATGAATATATTTATGGATAATGAATACGAGAATAATTTAACTATAATAGAGTCATTTATAAATTATTGTAAAATTAATGAACCAGACAAAATGTTTGTTGGAAGACTTGCTCAACAAATAAAATTATATTATTCAGATTTAAATGAGACTAAAGAAGACAATGATGAGAATATAAAATATAATTTTTCAGATATCGAATTTATTGATAATTTATCAGATGATTCAAAAGAGTCTGATAATGATAGTTTGTATAATAATTTAAATTCAGAACCGGAACCTGAATTAGAAAAAGTAGAATATTCAAAAACTATTAGTAATGATGCTAAAAGAAGATTAGATAGTTTTTTGAAATTAAATTTTGATTCTCAAAAAATACATCTTTATAATAAGAATAAAAAAGTTTTAGAAAGTTTGAATATTTTTATTGATCAGTCTGATTATTATGATTAGTTAGTTTATTTAAATTAAATTTGGAAATAATTTTTTTTTCTTTAATAGAAATTATCCAAGCAGTTTTATCTGGAAATACTTCAAATGATTCAGTTAATGGTTCAGATGAAATTATATTATTCTGATAATCATAATATAAAGATGGTGATACATTTTTATTATTTATAAATCTAGAAACAAATACATAGTTAGTACTACTAAATAAAATATTAGCAGATATTCTAAAATTAAATTGATTGATTTTTTTAAAAAAATTTATAATTGAATTAGTTAATTTTTCTAATTCAGACCCTTTATGATTATTTAACAGATGAATAAAATAATAAAACATATATTCTGAATCAGTATTTCCTTTAATAAATTTTTTTAGATTATTAGAAATAATATTATTAATTTCATTATATAATTTTTCAAGATTTGTAGCACATCCGTTATGACACCATACATAATTTTTGTAATTAAATGGATGTGTATTATAATAATTAGTTATTTTATTATTTGGACAAGAAGCTCTGATATGTCCAACTAATATATTTTTATCAATACTATTAATTATTGTATCGATATTAGAATCATTTATATAACATATATTATTTTTATAAACTACCCATTTATTTTTAGTAGATTTCCATGCAAAACCAAATCCATCTTTATGATAATCAAAATCTTTAATTGATTTAATATTAGGTGTATTTTTTTTAATAATACTTTGTTTTAAAAAATTATAAATAATATTTTTGTTATAGTTTGTATCAATAATTAATAATAATCTACACATTATTATTATTTAGATATTTTTTATGAATTATATTTGATTGTAGCTCTCATGTCAGATATTTCTAATAAATTATAATTGTTGGCATATATTCTTACATTACCATTTTTATAATTATTTTTAAAAAATTCTCCTTTATCATCTGTATCCTTTTTTCCAATAATTAATTCTAATATAGAATTATCAATTCTTGAAAAATTACAAGCACCTGAAGGTTGTAATTCAGATGGATTTAAATTAAAACTATAAATGTTTAATCCATCAGAAGGTATATTTTTAAAATGATTAATTGCTTGTATATAATTAAAAAATGAACTATCTCTTTTCGAGAATCTATCTTGACCATTTAATTTAAGTTGTGATGAGATAATAGGATTATCTGATCCATTAACAAAATTACCATAATTAAATTTATCTATAATAGAAACTTTATGTAAATCTAAAAAATTAGATTGAGATGTTGTAGTTTTAGAATCTTTTTTTATTAAATCAATTGTAATTGACATATCTTCATATGTTATATCACTATTTATAATTTCAACATTATTTATATTTACATCTGCTTCATTATTATGATAAAACAATAAATTCGCATTAATTTTTTTTGATAAATTTTCTAATAATTCATTTCCATTTTCAATTAATTTTGGATTATCGCCAATATTATAAAATGTAGGAGAATAATTAATTGAAGTTCCTGAATTATTTAATCCATTTCTAGTAGCTAACCAAATTAATTTAGAAAAAATTTCTTTTGTTTTCTCCCAGTCATTATCAAAATTCCAAGTTAAAAATTCATTTCTTTGATTATATTTAGATTGATCAGCTAACCAGATTAAATATTTACAAGGATGAAAAAATTTAAGATTGTAAGAATGTTTGTAGTTAGGGATTTTTTCTTTATTAATTTGGATTTGATTTATTAAATATAAATGTTTCATTTCGACAAATTTATTTCTTTCTTTATTGTCTAAATAAATATAATCTGCTAATAAATGTATATCTTTTATAGATGGTAATTGATTATTGTTATTTTTAAAATTAATACAATTCAAAGCAGTGTTTAATTTAACTCTTATTTCAATAGAATTTTTTTCTAAAGAAATTACAGGTATTGATAATCCATAATGATGACAAAACCAAAATTGTAGTGGTATATATAAAGTATATTCTGGATGTTCACTATTAATATTTTTTAATTCTGGAATGTTACCATTAATTATATTGAAATTTTTGACATGTCCATTATTTTTTGTGAATTCATAATATATATTTAACCATTCACCTGTATGAGTATCAATTGTTTCACCATTAATACTAATTGAAATTTGTTGAATTATATTGAATCCAATTTTTTCAACATAACCCCATTTTTTGGATGTATCTTTATTTAAAATGATAACTAAATATGATTTTGAGAGTAAATCTCCGTTTAAAGGTATTGTACAGTTTATTTCTTCTCCAAAATTTTTATTACCATCAAAGTTCAATTGAAATGTTTCATATGAAAAATTAGTATATCTATGATAAATATTTTTAAATAATGTAATTTGTGGGTTATTGATAAGATAAACATCTTGTGCTCCTTTAGCAACTAATTGTAATAATCCTCCTCCCATATTTTAATATATATAATTATATATAGAAAATTATGTTTAAACATTGTTTTTATAAATAATATTCCATGATTCATCCCATTTTTTTTGAATATATTTTATAAATTCTTCTAAAGTTTTATAATTTTTAGGATGAATAATTTCCGATACAAAATATTCGCAAGTTATATTTTTTCCAATTGATAATTTTTTCTCATTAATAATTTTTTCTTTATTTGAATTTATACAAATTTGAAAAGGTACATTTTGTTCATATCCTAATTTAATTATTCCAAATTTTAATGGTTTTGATTTATTTTTTAAATTTCTAGTTCCTTCAGGATATAATATAATATTTTTATTTTTATTTAAAGTATTTTTAATATTTTCATATAATTTATTTTTTGATTTTTTCGATTTTCTATCAAAAAAAATTATATTTGATTTTCCTAATTTAGTTGAAAATGGAAGAACATATTTAACTTCTTTTCTAGAAATAAATGTACCTTGTAAAATATTATAATCAATCCAAAAATCAGCCCATGATCTATGATTAACTAGATAAATAGTATTATTTTTAGAAATTGATGATGATTTAATATTTTTTATAATTTTTATCTTAAATTTTTTTATTAATTTATCTGTAAAATTTAAAAAAGATTTTTTATTAATTAAATTTTTTAATGCAGATATTTCAGAATAAAAGTATGTCAAAATAAATTGAATATTTTTTTTAAATATAATTAAATAAATATAAATCAATATTATGATAATAATAATATATCTTTTTTCCATATAATTAGATTTACTATTTATATTTTTATTAAAAACTACTTATAAATAATATTCCAAGATTTAATCCATTTTTTTTGGACTTCTTTTGTAAAATCTTCTAATGTTTTAAAGTTATTTGGATCAATAATTTGAGATATATAATATTCAGAAGTAATATTTTTATTAATTGTTAAGTTCTTTTCATTAAGTATTTTTTCTTTATTATCAACTATAAGTATTTGAAAAGGGACTTTTTGTTCGTAACCTAATTTTATAATTCCAAATCTTAAAGGTTTAGATTTACTTGATGTATTTCTTGTTCCTTCAGGATATAAAATTAAATTTTTATCTTTATTTAAAGTATTTATAATGTCTTGATATAATTTTTTCTTAGCTTTGGGATCACCTCTTTTAAAAAATATAATTGGATTTTCTAATGAATAAAGTTTACATGCGGGATACATCATATTTTTAATAATTTTTCTGGAGATATAAGTTGCATTACCTTTTAATAAATATATATCTAACCAAAAATCAGTCCAAGATCTATGATTAACTAAGTATATTGTTCTTTTTTCTGATAATTCAGAAGATTTATTATTTTTAATTAATTTAATATTTAATTCTTCTACCATTGATTTAGTATGTTCAAAAGTATTTCGTTTTCTAGCCATATTTATCCATGGAACAACAATATAATATTTGAAAATGAAAACTATAAAATCTGATACATTATTTATTTTTTTCCCAATTGTAGTAAATTTAAAAAAATATAATAAAAAAATTATTAAAAATACTAAATATTTGGATTTCATTAATTATATATTATTTAAAATATTATATAAATTAATTTGAAACTTAATAAATAAAATCTAATTCATATTAGTAAGATGAATTTTCAAAGTAAAATTATAAAAAAAATAGAAGAAAATTTAAATTTTTCTGAAAAACCGGGTGTTATAATAGCTTCACCATCTAATTATCCTCCTTATAAATTTCATTGGATTAGAGATTCAGCTTTAGTTATGAGGGTATTTATTAATGAATTTAAAAAAACAAATAATACGCAGTCTTTATTTAATATTATTAATTATATAGAATCTGAATATAAGATTCAAAATTTAGATACAAAAAGTGGATTAGGTGAACCAAAAATTAAAATAGATTTAACTCCATACAATGATCCATGGGGGAGACCACAGAATGATGGTCCTGCATTAAGAGGAATTAATATGATAAAAATTTTTAATATTTTAAAAAAAAATTATAAAAGTATAGTAGAAAATTTAGTTGTAAAAATAATTGAGAAAGATATTAAATATATTTTAAATAATTATAATAAGCCTAGTTTTGATTTATGGGAAGAAAATTTAGGTTGGCATTTTTATACAAGATTAGTTCA